TCGCTTGGATGCAGATGTGCTGGACGAAAGTCCGGCCGCCTACAAGCCGATCGGCGCTGTGATGGATGCTCAGAGCGATCTCGTCGAGATCGTTCACCGGCTCCGTCAGGTTCTCAACGTCAAGGGTTGAGGTGGATAGCATTTCCGCGATCGTCAGCAGAGACCCAGACGCCGCATTGCTTTTCGCAATAAAGCTTCGGCGTCTGGGTTTTCCCGCTGAAACGTATGTGGCTTCGTCCACAAAAGGATACAAGAAAGCCGTAGGTAAGGCTATGAAACATGAAATGGCAATTCTTCTTGACGAAGATGTTGCCATTGATACAGTCTTGGATGAACGTTACGATCTAAAAGAAGTGGACGTAATGAGTGTCATCATCGACAACATGGAGCATTTACCACCTGCTCGATTGTGGCGTCATCTATAAATCAATAACAGGGAGTATGACATGAATACCAAAGTGAAAGTAGGGTTGGCGGCTGTCGCTATCCTGATCGGTGTCCCAGTCGCCATCTCGGCAATCGGCACCGTCAACAGCGTCGCCACCGCCCCCGGTCGCGTCGTCCAGAAGACGATGGAGACCAACAACATCATCGACACTTACGAAGGATTCTTCGTGCGTAAGGGTCAGTATGATACCCGGCTCGGTCAGATCACCGAACACAAGACGATCATGTCGGAGAACACCGACCCCGCCGAAGCCGCCCGGCTGCGTATCGAACTGGCCGCCATGCGTCAGTCGTGTCGCGATCTCGCGGTGATATACAACGCGAACGCGTCGATGGCGAACAAGGAACTTTTCCGTTCCGACGATCTGCCGGCGGAACTCTCGGAGGCTGATTGTGATGCGTAAGCTCGCATTCGCGGCCGTCCTTGGCCTTTCCTTCATCCTCGCCGGCTGCGGTGAAAATCAGCCTGAAACCCCAAGAAGGCTCAGGCTCAGAAGGCTGAGGCCGCTGCGGCGTCTCTCCAGTTCACCGAGAACGCGGAAATCGACAACATCAAGCGTCGGCTCGAACTCACGAGCAAGCCGGGCGCGATCGGTTATATCGTTCTCCTGAACGAAGCTGGTCAGCCGATCCTCTACACCGGGGTCAAGGGCAAGGTCACCTCCTCAGGCAAGCGCCTCACCAGTCCTCAGCAGGGTGTCAGCATTCGATGCGGCGACTTCTGCTCGGAAGCTCTGGGTGATGGTCCTTCCGATGAAGGCACCTATGGATCGTCCGATCCCTACGTGTTCTTCTGGGATACCAACGGTGTCTACCACCAGTGGTCCGGTCGCTATCTCTACAGTGACAAGCCCATCCGTCTCCGCGTCGAACCGCTGGTCATCAGCAGCCTGTAAGAAGGAACTATCATGGAATCTCGAAATCTTTTCAGCCTCACGGCTGCCATCGCTCTTCTCCTCGTTGTCGTGGTCGGCGGCGGTCTGGGTAGCTGTGCTGCCTACAACTCGGTCCGTGTCTGGAACGCTGAGACGGCCGGTGAAGCCGAACTGGCTCAGGCAAGCTCGAACCGCCGCATCGCGGTGCTGGAAGCTCAGGCTCTGATGGACAGCGCCAAGCTCAAGGCAGATGCCGAAGTCGCTCGCGCTCGGGGTGTTGCCGAAGCCAACCGCATCGTGGCGGAAGGGCTGGGCGGTCCTGAGGGCTACCTTCGGTATCTCTACATCAACAACCTCGAAAATTCGAAGGGCCAGATCATCTATATCCCGACCGAAGCCGGGTTGCCGATTCTCGAAGCCAATCGTCTGCGCCCGGCCCCGGCCCCGGCCGAGTGATCCAACTCCTCTAACACAAGGAATCTACCATGACTGAGCAAGCTGTAGACGATCGCCTTCGTCTCCTGATCGAGCGTATCGAGCGCCTCGAAGAAGAGAAGAAGGGAATCGCCGACGACATCAAGGATGTCTATGCTGAGGCCAAGGCTGTTGGTTTCGATCCCAAGATCATGCGTATGATCGTGCGTCTCCGGAAGATGAAGCCGGACGATCGCAGCGAGCAGGACATGATCCTCGAAACCTACAAGAACGCGCTGGGCATGGCCTGATGACTCAAGTCATCCTGTTCAGCGGCTGGTATAGCGCGGCGCTCTGCCGTGCATGTCCGGACTTGCTGTTCGTGTTCGGTGACAATATGCTTGGGTTCGGAAAGGGTGGTCAGGCGATCATTCGATCCGAACCCAACACCTTCGGAATCCCTACGAAGCGTAAACCTTCTATGGCTTCTGGGGCTTTCTTCATGGAGGGGAATGAGCGCGATCTTGATGCCGTCCTACTTAGTCTGGGGGACTTGTGGGATAAGCTCGAAGAAGGTCGCACTGTCGTTATCCCAATCAACCAAGAAGGGGAGATCAGTCTTGGCCTCGAAAGAGCCCGTCTCCGGCAAACCGCGCCGAGTATCTACGACACCATCAAAAACCACGTCAACGAAATGTGTGTCGCCCACCGCTGGACGAAAATCGAGAACGAAGAAGGACTCAAAACCTTTCAGGCTGCTCTCGGAGGACCCGAGAGTTAACCTCCTACAATCCATGGTTCAAAGCCTAGATCACTTTGAAAGGAAGGGATTAACGGCACGTCATCTCAAGGTATTTTTTGCGGTCGAGTTGTTCATAAGCATTTCACAGGCCCGGACCAAACCAGATGATAAGGGGATCGGTATGCTCCTCGGGATGCATGTCGAGGATTTCAGGAAGGAACTGGAAGAGCTTGTGGAGAATAGGTATCTCCATAGGATGCACCCAACCTACGGTGAGTTGATTTACACTTACAAAATAGGGTCTCTTGGTGGAACATTGATGCGTAAAGTAGCTTCCCCAAGTCATCCCTAACTATCCGAAACAGGTGAGAATGTCGGTGAACGAAGCGATCCTTCGTTCACCGACATTTTTGCTTGCCTAAGATGGAATTTCCTGCTATCATAGATGATCATTCGGTGCATTCCCACCGTCGCTCCCAGCAGGTGACATCATATGTTCCTAGTTTATCTGGCGGTGGTGTGCAGCGCCATGTCGTTCCTCACCGGTATCGTCATCATCGGCTCCGGTAAGGAGTTCCAGTATCAACCCAAGCATATCCTACAAGGACGCCGCGACGCGCTCCTATACGTCTGGCTGATCTTCTCATCTATCTTCGCTCTGGCACACTGTGCCTCGCTGATTGAATACGGGATCACGGAAGATTGGCAATATCGATTCAGTGACACCGGGCGATGGATGGCGATCCATTCCGGTGTAGGTGCCCTCCTTACTGCCGCCCACCTGTTCATTCGCCATGATCTTGAAGGTGGGGCTTCTTCACACATATTCCTTTGGGGTGCGCGTCGCCATGCCGTCTAGCTTTTCGATCTTAGCTACCGATACCGATCTCCAGCACAGCATCTGGGTCGCTACCGGCGGCGCTATGTTAGTGCTTCTACAATCGATTCTTTCAGGAGAGCGTCGCGTGTGGTGGAAATTGCTTGCCTCTTGCATCATCGGTGGTAGCGCCGCTGCTCTTGTGGGTCACGCCTTTGAAGGCTCTTCGTGGGTCTACATCTACTGTGGTATCTCGGCGATCGTCGCTGAGAACATCATCTTCGGTCTGGTTAAGGCTTCCGAGCAGTTCAAGCAGAGCCCGATCTCCGTGTTTGCCCAGTTGTGGCGTGTTGTGATGCCGAGCTTCGGTAAGGTCACTGACAAGCCGGCTGATGCTCTCGACATCAACCCGGACACCGGCAAACCAGCCGATCGGAACAACGACACACCCGCTGTAGGCTAAGAGCCACCAAAACCCACACCCCAGCGTTGACGCCCCGGAAGAGATTCCGGGGCGTTTTTCGTTGACAAATCTTCCGGTTCGTATATTTCATCTGGAACACCAACGAGGAGATCACATGATTCTTTCAAACCAAGTTCGCTGCCACAAGTGTGGTGACACCCCTTTCAGTTCCCATCGCCATGACTTTCGACATTGCCGTTGTGGCTCGATCGCGGTTGATGGTGGTATGAGCTACCTCCGCCGGGCGGGTAACATCGATGCTTACGACGACATGAGCATCACCTTCCCAGATGAAGCCGCCCACAAGATCATCTATGCACTCAATCAGGTCATCGGTGACGAAGGCGATTATAGCCCGGCATCTTTGCTGCTGGTTGTTGCCCGCGCTCTGGAAGAAGAAGGTATCACCGTCGATCGCCATCGTGAGGAGCATGAAGGTGCAATCGATGAAGCCTTTGCGGCCGCTGTCGTATGGGCATCCCAGAACGGACGCAACGGACTGGGCGCTCTGTGTGCTGTGGCCCGTTACGTCCGCGACGCCGGCGGCATCTGGATGTTCAAGGAAGAGCCTGTCAATGCCTGAACGTTTCTCTTGTGCTGACCTGCACTTCGGCCACAAGGGCATGGTCATGTTCACCAGTGGTGGTAAGCCGATCCGGCCGTGGGGAACTGCGGTAGGGAAGGTCAAGTTCGACGATCTCGATCCCGAAGTCCAAGCCGACATCATGCGCCGGGTCGAGGAAATGGACGAAGCCATGGTCGATAACTGGAACCGCGTCGTCGGTCCCAAGGACAAGGTGGAAGTGTTGGGTGATGCCGTGATCGGTCGGCAGCAAATTCACACCTTCGGTCGTCTCAACGGTCGCAAGCGTCTCCGCATGGGTAACCACGATGTGTTCGTCAAGAACAACAACCGGGACTATGCCCAGTATTTCGAGGAGATCACCGCCTATAAGGTCTTCGACGATCTGATCATGTCGCATATCCCGCTCCACCCGGAGTCGGTCAAGGAGCGCTGGAAGGCGAACGTCCACGGACATCTTCACACCAAACGCGTGATGATGACGGTGCCGACGTGGTGGGGAGGTGCGCGTGAGGTGATCGATCCTCGCTATCTGTGCGTCTCGATGGAACATATCGACTACACACCCATTCCTATGGATGAGGTATATCGTCGTATCGAGGAACAGCAGGAGAATGCCCGTGGCTAAGCTCAAGACGCCGGCTTCGGCCGTCATCGACTTCCGCGAGCGTCATCGCTTGGATCAAGCGGCGGTAGATCGCTTGTTCGGATTCTCGTCGGAAGGACGCGCTTGTCGCCGGTGGGAAGCCGAGGACGCTCCTTACTACGTCACGATCCTGATGGGATACGCTGACACCTACGGCCTTGCAAAGATGGAAGAGCTTGCGGCCAGCCGAGAACTTGAAGCTTGACCGTCATAGGTTAATGTTCTAGCTTTGTCTCGAAGCTTGGTCCTCCTAGCTTTCGGTGGCCTCGCCCGTCGCTCTAGCAGCGGCGGGCGAAGTCACTTAGACTTCGCTGTCACCTCGGACCCACAGAGCCACGGGCGGTAGGTTGTTCCCTGACACCAACATCCGGATGGGCTCTCCCTTGTTGAGCAGGTGCAGTTCCTCAGCCGTGGGCCGCCACTCTGACATGAACGCCGGGTAGACTTCCTCGCCGCTGGGAAGCTGCGATCGCACGATCCGAACAGCCGGTTCGAACAGAATGTCGCCGGTGGCTCCGACGCGGCGAACAGCCAGCGTGCCGCAATCAGCTTCGTCCCAGTCGGTCGGCTTACCCATCCGGATGTAGTGATCCGGTGCGTCCGGGTGCGGTCCAATGTCGGTTGCTTGCATGTCAGGTGTTCTCCTCATCATCGATCGGAATTTGGTCTTCGAAGGGACCGAACGATCCCATGTATTGCTTGGTCCACTTATCGCGATCCATGTCTCGCAACATATCGATGTATTCCTGAGGCCAGATGGAACGCGGTCTTGTGACCTCATCGTAAGCCTCGCGATATGCCTCTGGGAGAACCACAATCGGATTCTTGGTTGCGTCATTGACCGTCACGGTGAAGCCGGCCTTCATGAGCGCCCTGATCTCGTCGATTTGCCGGTTCTTTTCGGCTTCGGACATTTCTTTCATGATCCGCACCATATCCTCATAAAGAAATCTTGGGTTAGCACCCGGCGCTCTGGTGGTCGTATTACCGTAAAGCAACTGGCGGGTTGCTTCCAAATGACAGGCTTCCCGCATCGCCTGCATCTCGATGCTCAGACGGTTTGCGATCTTGAGGTCGTCTTCACTGAGTTCGTCCAGCAAGCCTTTGTCTAACCGGATGGTCGGGTAAACCCGATGGACCACTGAGTGGTCTCCCTCAGGGGCTCCCTTGTCGTATCCGAAAAACTCGTAACGGCCGGGGTCGCGCTGGACTGCAAAGTCCACACCAGATGGCAGCCAGTCAGCTACCTTGATCTCCATCCCATGGAAGAAGAACGAGTTGTCAGTTTTGGAATCAGTTGCAGGCATCCCAGTCCTCTACCAGAATGCCCGCCATAGTCAAGTCAGAATTGCGCTCAGCGCATGATCAGGTCGATCGCCTCGCGCTCGTTGATCTCTCCAGCGGCGTGGGCTTCCTCGATCTCCCGGTTGCGAAAGAACTTCTGGTCATCGAGACCCTGATAGGCGAGCGAACCATAAGCTGGGTCGATCTCATACCAGTAAGCGTCCCAGTCGGGCCCCTCCCCTGCCTTGTAGGCGCGTTCGACCTGACGGAGCAGTTTGTTAGCTCGCTCTTCCCCGCGCTTGTAGATACCTTCGTCGGAGAAGGTGTAGCCATGGGCGAGACGCCGGCCGGTGTCGGACTCCGCAACCACGTAATAGATCAGTCCCTCGATCGGGTATCCGGTCTCGTCCCGTCCTGTGTAAACGACATCGCTGCGAACGAAAAATTGCATTTCCATTGTCTGTCTCCTTGTTGACGAATCAGCGGTAGACTAACTCCACAAATTCGTCAACAAGTTTTTCCATCAAAGAGATAGCCACCCGTCGTCGTCAAGCACGTTCGGGTCTTCCAATGCCATCTCCACTCGTCCCAGCGTCTCCGCCCAGTCGTGGTGCATGGTGCCAAATCCCAGTGGGAAGGTATCACACTTCGGGACGACGTAATCGATCCAATCCCGGTCGCGCTCGATCTTGCCCTTGAAGCCGTGCTTCTTCTCCAGCGCCTTGAGGTCGCGGCGGTAGGGGCAGACGGTTGTGGATGCCTTGGGCTTGCGGGCGGTGCCGGGGATCGTGATGCGCCCGGTCGCGGTGAGTTCGAAAACGTTCTCGACACGCGCCCGGCGGTTTGCCCGCTTGTCTGTGATGGAGATGATGTCCTTGACGATGCCGCAGCAGAAGCGTCGGCCTGTTATGATCTGCCAGTGATTACCGGCGCTCACCAGAAAGACCCGGCCGGTTGTCCGGATGCTCTGAGAATCCTTGAGCCACTGCGTAAGGGTCGGTCGGGTCTCCGTGTAGCTGCCGATCACCCAGTTCGTTCCGGGTAGGCGCTTCTTCATGACCTTCGGCTCAGCGGGTTTGAACCAGATCGTCTTCATGGTGACACCACAGGCTTTGAAAGCCCGCTGCATCTGCCCACTGCTGGTCCCCTTGATGGAAGCCTTGCCGCTTTGGGCCCGGAGGAGGCGGGCCGCCTCCCCCGTAGTCATTCCCGTAACGATCGAGAGAGCAGCAGGTCCGCAATAGCGGTTGCTGTCTCCCTTGGCGTTCTTAACCGGATGAATTTTCACAGACTTGTCTCCTGATTCGCTGTTATTGACGAATCAGCTTATAGGACAAATCTTCCGGTTTGTCAAATCGGCGTCAGTCGGGCTTGCGCCGTCCATCCGACTTGAAACGGTATCCTTCCCGGTTGCTTTCGCGGCGCTCGATGTCACGAACGGTCCGCTCGATCTCACGCTGCCGGCGAACCGAACGGTTGGAATAGGGGGTATCCCGCTCCACCTTGCGCTCAGCGCGATCAGAACGCTTGTCCGGGTCAGCGGCGGTTGCCGGTGCCGAGAAGCCGGCCGCAAGCGCACAGGCCGCCAGAATGGCATACAGGGGGTATTTGAACTTCATGTCGTCTCTCCTTCTTGGTTGAACTTACCAGCCGTAGTTTTCAGCACAGATCGGGCCCATCGCCCGGTCGATCGATTCATTGCGACTGAGCTTGCGGCCGCAGATCGAACAGGTGCCCGTCCGCTGACCGTATGCCTTGGCGGCTGCCTCGGGGTCCATGGCAACAGCGATGATCCGCTCCTGCTCTTCCGGGGTGCAAAGACGCGCCCGGACGAAGCGTCCGTCCACGATCTTGCCGAGATAGCGCCGCTCGCCGTCGGCGTCCTTCTCGATCGTCTTGACGTAGATTGCCCCGGCATTAGCACCGCTGCGAACCTTCGAGAAGATGAAAGAGTCGAGGCGCATCTTGGGATACTTGATGTCCCGCTGGATCGCCGAGGCGAAAGCCTTCTCGATCTTGTCGAGAGCCCCACCGGTGATGTCAGGCGCACGAGCCTTGATACGCTCGCGCTCTTCTTCCCGCTCGATGTCCTTTGCCATGCAACGACGCACGGCCGCAAGCTGACGCTCGGTCAGGAATCCATACTTCAAGATCGTCTGGACCATCTCGAAGGCGAAGTTAAAACCGCGCTTGGTGGCTTCGGTCATCCACTTCGTCTCGGGCTTGTGGTCGTCGAACCACATAGCAGCCTTCTCGGATGTCTCCTTGGCCTTGCGCTCGGCAGCCGTTACGCGCTGCTCAGCGGCCTTGGCCCGCTCTTCGGGCGAAGTCTTGAAGGTGACCTTACCAGTCCCCTTGCAGTGGAAGCAGGGACCTACCGGGCGACCAGCGTAGCTGATGAAGCGTCCAGAGCCCAGACACTTGGGGCAGGTTTCCTCGTAGACGAGGCCGCCCGGCTTAGGTTCCTGACGCGCCTGCGAAAGGTGGTTGAACACGAAATCAGCATCGGCCGACGGTTTGACCTCAAACGCGCCGAACAGATCGGTGAGATCGTCGTCGAGACGTTCGTCGTGTTCCGGGTTCTTACAGATGCTGCACATGGTGTGTCTCCGATTCGTTGTCTATGCGAATCGGTTTAGACACACCAAGCGCATTGGTCAACTACTTTTTCCATGAGTCGGCGAAGCCGACTCATCCATCAGTTCTTCCGCTTAGAGTTCTGACGATCAACCGCGTAGCTGGTGTTCATGATCCCAAGCTCAGGATTTCCTCGGTAGTGAGGCGGGACCAGAACCACCGAAACGTTCTTGTAACGTGAGTGAACGAGGAATCGAAGATGTGCCCGGACGAAATGCAAGCATCTTTCCGGACCATCCCCCTGACCCTGTGTGATCTTGAAATCGTGCTTGTCGATATTCAAACGCACTTCGTGGTGAGGGTGGTAGGGATATTTCCCCCTCTTTAGACGCCGGGCGTTAAGCCGCTCAACATCCGCTTTTCGTGTTCGAATCAGCTTGGGAGAGTTCATGAAAGCCAGAATCGTAAGCAACAACGGCTTCATTTCGTTCACGAAAGGGGCCATCCGTATCTGCTGTAAAATGGGATCACCACCACCGGCCGGGCCCGGTTCGAGGAGATCAAACAACTCGCGTGTTCTTTGATCGATACCCATCCGCTCGGCTTTTATTCGAGCCCACATTTGCAGGTCGCAAAAGCCCATTCCGTATTTTTGAAGGTCTATTACGACAGGGACAAATTGAATATCCTCACCATCCTTGTAATCGATCATAAACAAGGCATGACCTGACAAAACACTTTTGCCCTCACCATGGAAATATAGGCCAATGTCACAGCCATCCAAAGTGAACTCAAGCCAAGTATCATAATCAGGCCAGCAAGTGTATTGTGAAACCTGACGCATTTTTTCTTCATCGGCTGTTTCGAGCAGACCTAGAGCAGCTTCAACCACATCGTTATGAATGGAAACCATTCGGGTTCCTTCGAATAACGAATCAAGGAGATGAGCATCACTCAATTTTTCTTTCAGGCGATCAGCGAACATCACCAGCCTCCTTTTCCATCTGGCGCACGATCTGGCGCACACGTTCTGTGGTCAAGCCAACCGTGTCGGCGACTTCCTGCATCGTCATACCGTATTGGCAGTAAGTGAATACCCGCCGGTTGCGGGCTTCCAGATCGCGCCGCTTCGTGACGCCGCCTCGCCTATTATATTGACGCTTCTTGGGCGTGATGGATGCAGCAGTATGAGCCTGCCGGGCTGCTTGGGCTCTCAGGAGATTTCGTTCCTTCTCGTATTTCGAGCGGATCGATCCTTTGGTTGCAAGCAGTAGGTTCTCCACGGTCGGCCTCGACAGTGAGAACTCATTGATGATCGTGTCGATCGTGACGCCAATCATGCCATAGCGTTTGGCGATCTCGCTTCGCTTTTCGCGGGTGAGTTTGGTCCGGCGGGGTAGTCCTTCGTGGGATTCGAAAGCCAGTCGCTCGATGACGGCCGGTGGTGGGAACACCTGCGATTCCCGGACGAGTGGCTTGGGTGGTTCGGTCGAAGAAGCCAATTCATTAAGCAGCCATCGTAGGCGCTGTCTGGTGTTGCGTATGCCGTGGCCGAGTGATGCACCAGAGCATGGGTAGTGAAAGGATCGTTGCTGGCCGTTGTGGCTTATGACCACCTTGCGGTGGCCTCGACCATCTGTTCCGCGTTCGACAATTGAAGCGCCCGCGTCGTAAACGACGCGGGCGATCATTGCATCATATTCTCGTGCCTTGGCACCCACTGGGCTGTCTCCTTGATTTGCGATCAGGAAGATTTATCCGGATGGATTGGGCT